CAAGCTGATAGCTGCCATGCCTATTGCAATATCACCCTTATCTCTGTCGCGGGTAAAGGCATCAGCTGAGTTAATGTCTCTCCAGAATGTATCAACCAATGGCGCAGCTGGTGTCATTCGAGCCACTGATTTAACTATGTCCCCAGGGGTCCGGTTAAAAGGTTGGATGATGCTAAATAAAGGGCTAAAGTCAATCAGCTTTTGCCATGCTGCTGGCATCATGCTAAATGTTCGAGAAAAGAAAGGTATTTCTTCAGTGGTATTAAGGTAGTTATTTATGTATTCCGTAGCAGCTTGGCCTTCTAACCCTTGTGCTGCAGCTAGTTCTTGTGCTCGCGTTGGAGTCCGAGTTTCCATTTGAGCCCAAATGTCGTCAGTGAAAGTGGCATACCGCATAGCTGTTTGCGCTTGCGGGCTAGTCATTACTGCATCCAAAATTGTGCGGCCATTAATAACAACGTCTCTGGTCGCACGATCAACAGCAGCTTGTGCATATTCTTGAGCAAAGCCCCAAGCCTCTTTGCTCCCAGCATCCATACCTTGGCCTACAGCACGGTCTAAACCAGGCTGAAGATTGCGCACATATTCAAACGACTGCCCGGCTAATACTTTGAAGAAAGTATCTAGGCTGACTTGGGTGCGAGTTGATAAATTGAGCCCTTGCCATATTTTTCTTTGGGCTATGGCCCATACTGCTTTATCTTGTATGTCCACCCACGGCATAGTATTTAGATTCCATTCGCCCTTGCCTTCTACAGTATTAGGGTCTAACGGTAATTGAGCATCTTCTTTAACCATTTTATCAAGGAAGTCCATTGTCGTATCATCTAAGTCGTATAAGCCGCGTCCAGCCTTAAAGGATTCGGTTCCTAACCTAAAAGCGTTTTGTAGATTGCTGACGTATTGGCCATAGATCATTAATGATTGCGACGCCCTGGGCACAGAGCCAGACAAGCCAGCCCCTAAAGCTTGAGCAACTGGTAACTGCAGCAACCGGATGCCGTTGTTCAAAATGTTACCCCATAGTGTTAATCCAGAAGTTAGCAATTGAGCAGCACGGTAAATAATTAACCCGCGAGTATAAAGGGCTGCACTTTCATTAACTTGCTTCCAGAAACCCTTAGCAAAGCCAGGTGTTACAGCTGATTGCGCCATGCTTCGCGCTAACTGATCTAGCTCTTCTAGCTCTTTGGGGCCATACTCTCCTGTGACAATAGCTTCTTCTAATTCTGGGCTGATTGGCTTACCAATGCTTTCAGCAACAGGTATTTGAGCTTGAGCATCTAATGCTTCTTCCAGCTCTTTCCCAACATTTTTAACAGAAGGCAACCCTTGGGTAAATTCAATAGAACCAATCTCTGGCCGTGGCCCTTGCAAGCTATAAAGCAATTGGCCAATAGGTCGAGTAACTGATTCCAATTCGATGTTAGCTGCTTTCTGATAAGCAGCAGCTGTCAAAAGATCAGCAGTCAACTGGTTCATATCTGCCGTTGAATCAGCAGCAGCGTTAAGAAACTTGTTGGCAGCAATACCAGCTTTTAAGTTAGCGTCATCAACATATAACTGACCAGCTCGTAATTTTATCAAGTTATCCTCATAGTTAGCAAGTGGCCCACTTAGCTTTTGCAATCCTTCTATTACTGCTGTAGCGTTGTAATTATTTTTAGCTAACCATGCGTCAGTTTCCCTGGCTATTGTTTCAAGGCTTATGACTGGTATGCCAGTAGCTTCAGGCCGAGTAAATATATCACTAAATGCACGGTAGGCTTGCACTGCATTAACAGGTGGGCTTGGCACATAAGATGTTTTGCCACTTGGGCTTTCAAATTTTTGAACATTATTTACCAGTAGATCATCCAGGGTGATTTCACCAGCTTCAATCTTGTTTTTGTTTTCTATTATTTGATTAACAAACCGCTTGGTGTATGTTTCATCAGGAGGGCGAGGGCCCTCAGCTTCGCTTCTCAATGGAGGCATACCTAACTCACCTCTTCTGGTTTTGGGGTAGTCCACGGTCATCCCTTGAAGCAGATCAAATCTTTCGTAATCAGGGTTGGCGTCTCTGTTTGCGACAGCTATAGCACTTTCCATGTCGCCACGTTGCTTGGCTAGCTTGCCGTTGTAAGCATCAGCAAAGATTGATTTAATTGATACAAACCCATTGCCTTTAAAAACATTGCCCACCTTTTCTAGGAAGTCATAAAGAGTATCCATTACTGCTAAGCCTGCTGATTCAATTGCAGGAGCAATTCCTTTTTCGTTTAGTTGTGCGCGGGTATAACCTTCGGTGTATGGAGTGGCCTCACGTAAAGCTTTGCCGGGGTCTAAATTGTTGTAACGAGCCCAAGCATATCTTTGGAAGGCTATGGCAGCTCTTTCAATTGGCTTTAGTTCGCGGCCTTTTGCCCCAGCAATTTCAATCCGTTTTGCGGCTGCTCTATCTATCTGAAGCTCTGCAAGGTATCGGTTAAAGGCTCTTAGCTCCCCTGGCTTTAAAAAGTTAAATTGAACACGGTGGAAGGCTTCGTGGAATGCAGTTTGCTGCAATTGGTCAAGCAAATGATTTAGTAAACCTGCCGACTTCATTTGATACGCTGAAATCTGAACGTTGTTTATATCAATTATATCTTTCATGGGATCATATTCTCCATTAACTGCCATTGTCTGCCCTGGCTTATACCCCCACGATTCGCCACCGTTTTTCTTTATTACAAAACCGTCATTGAAACGGATAGCAACTTCATCACCTGCAACTTTGCGAATGATTTGAGTTAGTTGATCAGCTAAAGCGCGAGTGGCTGGCTCGTCTACAGTCATATCCAATCTTTTTTGCAGCTCTACTATTTTCGCTACTATTTTCGCGTCCCTTTCTTCAAATGTTTGTTCCGGCTTCTTAGGCAGCCCAGGCAATTCAGGGCCTTCACTGCGTAAAGGTGAAGGTGGTTTTATAGCAGCCGCAGCCACATTGCCCATGGGTTGCACTGCTGTTTTAGGTGGGGCTACTGCAGCTATAACATTGTCAGCTATCTCTTCAGCCGCAGATGTAGGGGTAGCTATTGGTTGCGATTGTTTCCCAAACGTTGTTGACCGCTGCTGCATGTCGTCGTAAGCGGCTCTGGTCGCTTCCGGCGTCCAAAGTTGCTTTAGCTCTTCAAAGTTATTTTTTTTGCTAGCTAACTGCCTAGCTAACTGCAAGTAGGCGGGATCAACCCGGATCATGTAGTTGTGAACGACAAATGCCGCAATGTCGTCGGTTTTGTATCCAAGGTTTAAGCCTTGGTCAATGTCTTTCAAAATTCGGTTGCTGTTAATATCACCTGCGGCACGGATTTGTTTTTTGTCCGCCAAAGTAAGCGTTTTTCCTTTTAAAAGATTTGCTTTATCAATTCCTTCCTGAGCCCCTGCAGGGCGGTCATCTCTTATGGATACCTCGGGGCGCTGGATGCGTTGAAAGTCGGGGGCGTTGGCAGGGCCAATAACGCCACGATTTGCAGCAGCAGCAAATTCATTAATAGTTAAACGTTCCGGGCTATCAGATGGAGCTGCCCCTGAAGCAGTTGGCTGTGGTTGGTTGTATGCAATAACTTGATCATGGTCAAATACTCTCTGAAGAGTTTTGCCTGTCATTTCACTTTCTGGAACCCGAACAATTAACCCATCGTGGCCACGCGATATAACTAATTGTTTTAATTCCTCAGTTAAACCTTTAGCTGTCGCGTCATCGTACCCTGCTAAATTGCCAGTACGCCATCCAGCGGCTTGAGTTAATTCTCTCCACGCAGAATCGCTGTCAATTACGAGGGGGCTTTCTAGCTGTATTGTTTCTTCAGTAATTTTATCGCCGTACTGTTTCGCATCCATTTGGCGAACAGCAATGTAACGACCTTCGCCAGCAATAGCAACTTGAGGGCCTGCGTAAATATCAGCCTTAGCTTTGCCTTCTCCCCGGAACCCAGCAATAGCAATAGGTTGCCCAGTTCTAGCGTCCAATATGGAAGAGAGTGGCAAAGCAGGGGCAGCTGCTTCAGGTTCGACAGGTGTGGGTTGTGGCCTTGGTGCTTCTGGTGCTGGCTCTTCAAAGGGCAACCGGGGGCCGTTTGCTTCGTCATCTATAGCCGCTCGTATTTGCGCAAGGTTTTCTTTAACGACCTGTGCAGCTTTTTTCTTAGGCGTAACCTGCGCCGCTAAATCATTTAGCAGGGCACGGACTGGGCCCTCGTACTGGGTAACCCGATCAAAAAGGTTTACCGACTGTTGCGCTGAAGCCTTAGCTGCCTGGCTGCCTGCAACGTCGATCACATTACCAGCTGCTTCTAGAACACCTTGGCGGCCTGCTCTAGCAGCAGAAGATAAAGCAATTACCCCTTCACGCAAAGCCTTTGCGGCTTCTGTCCGTACATCCAATAGCTGATCAAAGTTACTGGTAGCAAAGAAGTCTTCAAAGCCTGGCAACATGCCACCGCCAGCAGCGGGGATCGAGGCTGTAGCAAACTTTGCTTCTTGCATAGCCTGCGTAATCTTGTCAGCAGACCACTTGCCCTTTTCGGCACGGGCAGCAACGCTATTAATAACAGTTGGGTCCATGCCTTCAACAGAACCCAAGGCAATAGCTTTGTCTTCTGTTAAGGCACCTGTCGTTACTTGATCAAATACGTTCTGGGGTAACCGTGCAAGAGGGACCGCTCTAGAAGTTATCTTTCCTCCAATACTAAGGCCCTGCCGTTGTAAAGCAGCCGCATTTGCCGTCATGTCACGCATAAACTTAGCAGCATCAATAGCAGTGCCTTGGCCCTCTGCAATGTTTTGCAAGGCCCCCATGGCCCGTGCTTCTTTTGCTGTTTTAGCTGGCAAATACCGTACTAAAACTTTGTCGTAATTACTTTCTTTAGCTAAACGCAAACGGTTGTGGCCATTAACAACATAAGTAATTCCGTCCGCAGGATCTTCCCACACTGATATTGTGCCAGCATATAATGGGTTGTAACCAGTGCTGCCTTCTAATGAACCAGTAGCACCAGTTTTAGTTTTTGCGCCTGCGATTTTATATTGGAATCGTTGCGGGTCTACAACAATATTTTGTGGATTTACTTCAGCTATATCTTTTAATGCAGGAGCTTGAATGTAAGGTGGAGGTGTAGCGACAGCAGGTTGAACAGGCTGAGCAATAGGCGGAGCTGCTGATTGCTGCTTGGCAAGTTCTGTTTCTAAATCTCTACTTGTTTGCTGTACTTGCTGAGCTTTTACTGGTGTTGGGTCTGCTTTATATAGGCGAGCAGCGCGAGCAGCGCCGAGCAAACGAAATACTACTGATACGCCAGTACCAAATCCAAGCCCTTCCAGCGAATTTTTTAATCGGCCATCAAGCCCTACATCTTTAGGGTCTGATTTTAAGTAATCAATAGCAATATTTTCAAGCGGAGTGCCTTTAGTTGTTTGAGCTATTAGATCAGTTAAACGACCAGTGTGTTGATCAAATGCGGCAAAATCAATAATGGCTCCTGTCGCTGCTGCTTTAGTAGCTACGTTTTCGGCTATAGCTTTACCTACTGGGACTGCGCCAGGGATACGAGCAGCTACTTGCCCGGCTTTACTGGCAGCGACTGCTTGTGCTGTTGTTGTTGCGGCTTGGCCTACACGGGCAGCACCAGGCAGTTTAGATAAAGCAGCACCAGCAAAGCCCACACCTCTGGATACACCAGCCCATGGGATTGCAATTTGAACAAGGCCAGTTACCAGGTCTTCAGCAACACCACTGCTTTTTGGTTTAGCAAGAGGAGGCAAGACCCCGAACAAAGGGGCGTCTGGTCGTTGCGCAGTAGTAGGTCTAGCACCTGGGATATTAAGTTTGGCAGGAATATCAGCAGTAAGTAGATCGCTAGTCTCTTGGACGATATTACGACCAGCGGAATAAATTGTTCTGGCGGCACCACGGCCAGGCTTTTCTAAATCTTTAATGTATGTCGTCTGTCCTTTTTGGAATGCTTTGCCAAGGTCGCCAGTCTTTACCAGCTCTTGTGCTGCTGCTGAAACAGAGCCAGGGGTAGCTTGCAATAAAGCACTAGGGCCTTGGGTGAGGCCTTGAATTATTCCACCAATATCTTCTATGCCATAGGTAGGGCCTGCTGCAGGCTTAGCCGGGGCCGCTGGCTTAGCTGTAGGTTTTGCCGGTGCTGCTGCCGGTGCTGCTGTTGGCAGAACGTACTCCTCGCGGATCTCGCCAGTCTGTGGGTCTTTGATCTTTTGGATAGGCATGGATCAGCGTCCTCCTGAAAGATATTCTTGACGGGCTTGAATCAACATAGCCTGGACCTTTGCCGCTGGGATACTTGCCATATTGCCAGCTCTATCACCGTCGTACATGCCACGGCCATTAGGGGCTTGCAATGCAGCCCATTCGCGGGCGATGTCGTAGTGAGCGGCGTTTAAATTATTGCTTTTGCCTGTGACGTAAGCGGCTAAAGCAGGTCGCTTGGTACCAACAATAAGCGCCATGGCCATTTTGTTTTGATTCTCTGGTGACATTCGGTCGCCAGGTGACAACCCTGCTTCACGGCGGGCCAAGCTCAATACGCCTGGGGTAAATTGATACGCGCCAGCTGCAAAGATTTTGTTGCGTTGCTGCATCTGCTCTACAGCCCCAATAGTCATAGACGCCAAATTAATCGGTGCGCTGTCGCCTGCGGTTCCACGATTTACAGAGTTCCAACTCCCTTCTCCGCTCCTAATTAATGCAAGCAGGCCGTTGGCGCCAGCGCCTAAAGAGCTAGGTATTGCAGCCCCGCCAGTAGCCATGGAAGTATTACGCGCAGCCTGTACGCCGCTATTAAATACATCCCACAGTCGCTGTGCCCTGCTGACATTAGGAAGCATTAGACCCATGCCGCCAGAGCTTTCACCACTTGCAGGTAATGCTTGTGATACGAGGTCGCTGCCATCAAGGGTGCGTAGTTTTTGTTGAATCTCTGGCGTTAATGGCACCCCATGTAACTTCATTTGATTAATAAAGAAGTCACTAGGCTTTAACCCAGTACGTCGAATAATTTGCCGGGTAGCATTATCCAATGGCTTATCAGTTAAGATTTCATCTAGCTGTTGCCCAATACGACTTCTGTCGTATAAAGGCACAGTCTCAGCTTGTCGCCTTAGGTTTGCATTATCAGCTGTATTACCACGGCCAGGGCCAAAGTTACGAGAAATATCTTCTGGTGTTTTAGCCTTTGGCTGTTGAGATTGTTGCTGTCCTTTTTGTACGGCTGGAGCGATGTACTTTTCAAATGCTTTGCCTAGCTCAGCGTCTATATTGGCACCTGGGTTTTTAATAATTAGTTGCTCACCGTCGCGGTACAAATTAGCCATTTGTTTGCGAATTTCTATTGCTTCTTTCGCTGTTACGACAGGTGTGCCATCACCTTGGGTGGGTAATCTAAACTGTTCAGTCAGTCGTGCTTGCAAATCTCGCTGCAAGCCACGCAAAGTATTGTAGTTGTTATCATTACGCTTCTCATTGCGAGCTTTAGCGCCAGCTACAAGTGACTTAAAATCAGACTCATCAATCTCTCTGTTTCGAAACATTCTTTCATACCGTTGTATATCAGCAACAGGATTTGTTGATGGGTTTAATGCTTGGTTAGCGTGTTCATTGGCAGCATTATCACGTTGAATAGGGGCTATGTAAGTGCGGGTATAATTCTTGGCATAAGATTGCACTCTCTCTGAATATGATTGCTGGGCTTGTGGATCATTAGGGAATCGTCTTACTGCTTCTTGCGGCAAAGCATCTAATCGTGCTTGCAATTGCGCTGGGTTGTTTAGCACCTCAGGTGTTAGGTACGCTTTTGCATCCGCATCAGCTGCATCTTGGCCGCGATAAGTTGCTTGCTTATCTTGCAGCTCTCTATCTTGCATAGTCCCTTTGGATAAGCCGCGATAAAACTCAAGTATTACAACGTCTCGCGGTTGATCTAATTGATCAATCAACAATTCCCCGTTAGGGCCAGCTTGAATTAGCTCTAACGCTTTAGCCGCCGGAAGCGCCAGTTGATTTATTTTACTAGGGCTCCCCCCGGCAGCCACAATTACTGAATCTTGAATATGTTTAATTGTTGCTTTTTTTTGTTCTTGATAAAGAACAGGACTACTGTTATTTTGCAAATCAGTTAATCGTTGGGTTACATTAGCAGCAAGTTGGTTGGGGTTTAATTGACCAGCAGCAAGTAAAGCCGCGTCACTACCTAACCCTGCTTGATAGCTTGCACGTACTTGGCCATCTTTATATGCAATGTATCGTTTAGCCTGATCATTCCTGATCGCTCCAAACGTATTGGCTAAAGCAACTTGGTTATCAACAATAGCTTTAGGTGACATCCCTGGCGGCAATGCACTTGATACCATGTAGTCAACAAAGGCCGAGTCCTCTGAGCTAACTGTTCCTAAGAAACGACCGTCTGGCAATTTAGACATATTGTTTATCTCATCTCTTAAACCACTTATTCGTGATTTAATAAATGAATCATTTAATGTATTATTGGCATACGGTAAAGCTCTAGGATCATTTGCTTTTAGCCGTTGCAATAATGGCCCAAGTGACGGATCAACTTGTGCTTTCTTCTCAGTTTCTCTTAGGGCTTCCGCATAATCTTTATAGCCAAATACTGAAAGCTCGGCTCCAAGTGCAGTGCCGCGTTCTTTAGCTGCTGCTTCTTTATAGGTTTCTACTTCTTCCATTGAAGTGGCGTATTGCTGCAAGTTCTTGTTAAACCCAGATAAAGCATTGGCTAAGTTAGCTAGGTCTTGGCTAGGTCTTGGCAGTGCTGGCGGTTCAAACATCCGCAAGGGGCCGCCAAGGGTAGGGGCGCCTGCTTGCTGGAAGGTACTAACGGGTGATGCTTGTGGTTGCAGTCCAGGCTGGCCAAGTTCTGCTTGTGCTAAGGGGCTACCACTAGCTATTTGCGCTTCACCACCTAACAACCTTGGGGAGGTAGTGCGGCTAGTAGTGCCGTAAGTTTGGCCAGTGCTGAGTTTTGCCATTAGCCTTTCATGTTCATAGATTTGTAGATGCCACCGCCCATTTGCACCGCTGCTCCTGCCCCTTGCAAGATAAACGGTGTAGCACTTGGGGCTGCTTGCTTCATTGGTTTAAGTGGATCAAGTGTTTCCTGCTTGATGTATTCTTGCTGGCTAGCAATCCGTGAACCCCTAGTAGCAGCAGAACCACGCTTAGCTTCCTGCATCTGCATTGTCGTAAATGCTAGGTTCCGTTCTGTCGCATAATCAAACTGAGCTTGCTGCCTTTGGTAATCAGCAACCAAGGCATCAATAGTATTGCCAACACGACCACTAGCCACGACAGCACCTCTAGCTTGCAACCCTTCCCTAGCTGCCTTTTGTTTTTGCTGAGCAGATGCTTCCTGCTCTTGCATTAACCGTAGGTTGATTTGTGAGATTTCATCGGCATAAGCATTGTCAGCTAACAACCGTGTCTGGCGCATCAATGCTTGCTGCTGGTTGTAACGGAGCTGTTCATAATTACGGGCAGCATTAGCTTGCTGTTGCTGGTATTGATATTGCTGTTCAGCGACAGCATTGTTGTAAGACGTTGCTTGCTGCGCTTGCTGGTAGCCAGAAAAGGCTTGAGCTATGCCAAGCCCGCCATTTAAGATGGCTATGCTTGCCGTAGCTATACCGCCAGTTGGATCACACATGGTTCACCTTGCAGAACTCCAGGAATAATCGACCTTCTGTTCCATAGTTTGGCCGTTTTGCGATAAAGGTAAACCCCATCCACTCCAGCCATTTTTGGTGTATTGCGTTACGGGCATCCATGCAGTTCCACAGCAGGTCGTACTTACGGTGCATAGCGGCCACCCAAGACCTGCAGTTACGCAAGAAGCCAGTCTTATTGGTTGGGTCTTCCACCATGGCATTAGTACCCAATAGCCATATACGACCCACCCGGTCGTTCAATTCATCGGGTGCTACACCCCCCATAGCTAGCGGCTCCCCTGTACGTGACACCATTGTCATACATGGTTTGCTAATTAGGAAGCTATGCAGCAGCGCAATTTTAGGATCAAGCCCACAACTAGCTTGTAATTCAGCTACATCGGCTGATCGCATCCGATCGGCTATCCAACATATATCACTGGGTTTTGTAGGTCTGATCATAGTCGTGTCGCTCTGGTGTGATACCAGCCTTCCCATTCAGCTGACTGGAAGCGACACGGCAGTGGGCTGCTGCTTGTCAATCGAATGACAGCATTTAAATTCTCAGTCATTACCGGCACTCGAAACCGATTGGTTTTAATTTCAAGGGAACCCAGCAGGGAAGCATCACCAGGGGTAATAGCGTTATAGGGGTAAGTATTAGTGTCCCTGCCCCGTGGCGTAATCTTAATTTCAAAGGATGAGGTCTTATCAAAGATCATGGTCCAAGTGCGTAGCTGCAACTTAGGACCAGCAGCTATAGCCATACCACCACCAGGCGGTTGTTCCTTAATGTATTGAGTGCTGAACTCGTATAACAGGTCGTACAATTCACCAACGTAAAATTTAGCAGCGGTAAGGTTACCCCTTACAACTAAGGTGCCATTGCCGCCAGTACCACCTGCCAAGGTTTGGCTGATTGGCATCAATACTTGGCCATGCAGCATGGTATTACCAGCAAAATAGCGACCCACTACAGCCATTGAGCTGGTGTTGTTAATTGGATATGGCAACGTAATAGTTGATTGCACATCAAGACCAGCAGCATTTGTTAAAGCAACAGTACAACTAGCTTCTGTCGTCTTGCGATCTACTAATAATTCAATGCTAGTACCAGCGTCTACAGTCTCAGGTCGCAACGCAACACGTTCTAAGTAAACACCATCAGCGTATTCAACAGTTAGGTATAGGTCGCTATCAAGAATATCAGCGCCAACAATAGTTTTGACGCCTTCTAATTCCCAGTACGACCAGGATGATTGCAGCTTGGTATCGTCTTGGAAGAAGAATTTATAAAGGTATATCCGTCTGGGTTCATCCTTGCTAAGTAGCACCAGCCCTTCTTCTGATACGGTTGCAGTCATAGATGCCAAAGCATCAGGGATAAACCGAGGGACTGGGGATGTTACCTCTTCTGATATTGGAACAGGGCCACTGCTATCAGGCAGAAAGAACTCTCTTACTCCACTAAATTCACCCTTGGGTATGGCAAAGAAAATAGTACGACCCACAGCAACAGGGTCCACCGTATCCACCATCTCAAAGGTTGTAAGGGCAGCAATGCTGGCGGTCTTTGGTGTTAAAGCTGCAGCCACATTCCCTGTATCTAGGCGGAACTGGCTGTGCCTGCTGAATAGCAGTAAGGAGTTAGCAAAAACTAAGCTGCTAACCAGAAAATTGATCTCTTGGCCCCCAGTCGAAATATCAATAGGGTCACTATCAACAATAGTTTGTACTGTTTCAGGAAAGAAGCGGTCGTAGGAATCAGCAGCAGATAGGATCACATTCTCATCAGCCAGGAAGGCTAAGCGGTTTCTAAACAGCTGTAAATTCTGGATCTTGCTGCCAATAAAGCTAGGATCAGGAGCAGTCAGGGTGTCCCCCGCTACCCGACCAGCCCAGGTAAATTGTGTAAAAGTAAAAGTTCCGCCATTATCAATCAACACATGCGGCATAGTGGCCGGATTAATCAAATAAGGGATACCAGGCGCTACTGTCTCTCTCCAGATACCATGGCCAAACCCACTGCCGGTATTAGTTTCAAACTTGACGTAGTAATCATCAAGGCCCGTAGATTTGCTGCCTAAAATCTTTACTGTAAAGCCATGCTCAGCAATAGTTGGCAAGTCTGACAAGGTATCGACAGTACCTTTAATAGCTATGGTCATAGCGCCGTTGCGCGTATCTTTAGACGACAAAGTATATGCACCACCGTCGTTCTTAGTAATGCGCACGATGTAATCAGTTTGGGTTGCTACAAATGCGGCATTAAAAGTGCTGTTGGCATTTAAACTGGCAGCTAAGTTAGTGGCGATAGTTACATTGCTGGGTACGCTGCCACCGCTGCTAGCAGTAGTGTCACTTACGGTTACGCCATTAACTGTAATGCTATAGGTAGTTGCATAGTCAGCAGTCTTAATAAACACCATGCTTTTGGTGCCCCAGTTGGGAGATAGGTTTCCCCCTCCGGACGCCATTGCTACACCCACTTCACGATTTACAATGAAGGTGTAGTCAGCAATAGAAGCAACGCGAAATGTTTTGCTAGGTTCGCCTGTTACATCAAGATAATAACTGGATTGGTTGCTAACAGTTTTAACAGAACCATCTAAACCAAATACTTTAATTGCAGAATCTTGAATTATTATCAGGTACTTAGTTACGCCATCACGATCAACGATATGGGTAAAAGGACGACCAGCCCCTGCACTACCAGCAAATAACTTGGCAACGTGATAACACGGCGGTCGTTTCTTTAACCCTTCAACTGGGCTTGGCAAACAGTTGACTACAGTTTCAGCTTGTGACGCTAGGCGCAATGCAGCCGGTTGCTGGCTAACGCCATTGATCAGGTTAGGAATAGAGCTGCTGATCAGTGGCATGACTATTGACGGCGAAGGGCTCTGCTAGGCATGTACGCCATTGTGACACCACTATGGTTGGGATTGCCACGTAACATGCTGTGGTCGCTAACGACAGTCTCCTCGTCCAGGAACAGGGCCTTAGCCTCCATCTCTGCTGTCAGGTTTATCTTAGTCAGATCTACGCTACCGAGGATAGCTTCCTGTAGCTGACGGCCAGCCTTGATAGTGATGTACTGCCGGGCATGTTCAGGCAATTCTTCCCACTCAAGGATGATAGTCATATCTACATATAAGTCTTCGTCAAATACATAGGTGTTATTGAACCTGTCGTATAGCTTGCCACCACGCTGGACAATATCAAGTGCTGGGTAACGGTAAGGATCTATTACTACCCGGCTGATGTTAGGGCCAACAGCAATTTCATTAGTTGATGCGTTGCGTTGCAATAGCTTTTCGCGGTCAGTATTAAACGACCAGCCTTCTGATTGCAGCTTACGACTTACGTCGTTCAATGAATCTTGAGCTTGCAAGGCCAAGCCATATTGTCCATTGAGGCTATTAATTGGGGCCTCCCCCATCATTTGTAATACTCGGTTGACTGCTTCTAAGAAGCTAGTGCGAGCCATTGTCATGGTGTTACTCCAAAAGAAATGGGGGCTATGGTGCCCCCATTGTGCCGTAAGTAATCCCTGTTGGGGTCAGCTTACATCGGTGTGAATTTCAATAGCGCAATCAGGACGCAAAATCCCGGTGCCACATGCCATGGAAGCAACCATAAAGGTGCCTTGCCATAAAGCATGAACATCACTACCAGTGGTTTCCATTTTCAGATCCATCAACTTAACCGTACCAGCTGCACCAGGGTTCCATACCAACGCTACTGACTTGGTGTAGTCAGCATCGTAAGCGTTGTTCTCCCCAGTTACCGCAGAGCGGTTAGTGGTAGGCAGGTGGTTGGACTTAATAATGTCGATGCCAGCTACCTTCAGCACAGTGCCGTCGGCATAAGCACCTTGGCCGCCCCAGTCGCGGTTGATTACATCTGTTGTTTGAACGAGCTTGTAATACTCAGCAGGAGCTAAGCAACAATAGCGCTCACCTTCAGGAAGGTTGTTCTCGTCCATCTTCTGAGCAGCTGCAAATAATGCAGTAGCCAGTTGAGCACCAGTGATTGCAGCTTTAGAAGAAGCAATAATCTTGATGCGAGTACCACCAGGGAGGTCGGTGTTGAAGTGAGTGGCGGTACGTGCAGCTTTAGCAATAACGGCAGCTACGTTCTTGTCAAACGTGTATGCCAAAGCGTTGCCCATCTCTGCTGAGAACTGGGAGCGCACGTCATAGTGGTTCTTGGCTTCATCAATATCAGCCAGGAATACTGAACTGATTAGCTTGTCGTCAATGTTGACGGTAGCTTCAGCAACCTTTTGTTGGTTGCCGATGATTTGGTTGCCAGGTGTGTGGTAGGAAGCTGAGTTCACACCGATGATGGGAAACTGAGCAGTCTTACCAGAGCTAATAGTGCGAACCTTGTGAAGGGCTTCAAACACTGTGGCTTTACGGAAAGCGGTAAGGACTTCACCAGCCCATACCTTAAGGAACATAGCGTTGTCGCCAGCGAACGAGCCGCCGCCAGCGTTGTTGATTAGACCTAAGCGTGTTGCATCAAAATTGGGAGCAGCCATTAGTTTTCTCCTAGAGAAGTTGGGTTAGGTTTCCCCGACCTTAACTCCTTTCACTGGGGGTGTCCGTCGCAACGGGCCGTCGATCAATGAGTGGGTCTAGGTGCTAAAAGCATAGATCATAAAAAAGGCCCCGGTAACCCAGGGCCAAATAATTAAAAGACCTTAGATCTACTGAGCTTGGCTTCTACTTTCTTTCTATAAGCTGGATCTTTGTGGTACTTAGGATCGCTCATCGCTTCCACAACTTGTGCTGTGGATTCAAATACATCGCCGTCAGAACGTGGTGTACGACCACCTATCAGCTTAGGTTCACGGCCATTGGCACCAGTGTACCTACTGTAAATACCAGCAGTAGCCAACTTAACAGCTGGCAATGGCTGGGTATTAACAATGGAATTGTAAGCAGCAAGATCTTCTGCGCTTAGGTTTTTAGAAGCCCACTCAGCCATGGCTGCGTACTCAGCTTCGCCACCAACACTGGCTTTTACTGCATTGATCTGTTGCATAGTCAATGCAGAATCCTTAGCAGCTTGATAGTTCAAGCCAGCTAGGTAGGCATCAACCATTTCTTTATTGAAGCCAGCCTCATCCAGTTGGCTGTAGTCGTCGGTGGTAAGTTCACCCGACTGCTGCCACCTGTTGTTCATATCAGAGAAGTCAATCTCTGCTTCTTCAAGGCGGCTGCCAACTAGATCGCCATAATTCTCTTTAGCTGACCGTGACTCTGGCTCTGACTGCGCCTCGCCTTCTTCAACCTCTTCGGCTGCTTCAGGTTCTGGCTTGCCTTGGCTTAACTTGTTCTGTAATTCCTTGTAGCCTTTCTCTAATTCTTCTACTGACTTGTACTTACCAGCCAGTAGTGACTCTTCTTCAGTAGCTTCTTCACCTGGGTTAGCTTCAAGGAAAGCAATGTTATCAGCCGAAAGAGCAGGTGATCCTTCGGTTCTGATGGTAACTGGGTCGGGCATGGTGGTTAGTTAATAGTGATTTCTTGAGGGCCGTTGACTGTTACTACAGGCTGAGCACCTGAAGCGATAGTAGATTCAAACTGAATAGGTTCAGTAATGATGATCTCTTCAGACGGGGGAACCGGGGGCAATAGCTCCTTCCCCAGCAGGCAGTTGTTGCTGTCCGGCGGGGTCGGGGAATTGATTGGGTATTCCTTCGTCGTTTGGTTGCGGGCCATAAGGTGATCCTTCCTGGGTGTAGTTGTTTACTAGGTTGGCAAGGGCAGGAGACTTCATGCCTTGCGCCACCATTGCCTGTTGTTGCTGTTGCACCATCTGTTCATTAGCAGCAGCCGCTTCACCATCCAGTTGTTCTTTCGTCTTAACCAAGTTGGTAGTGTCGATAGATTCACTGTTGGCTAACCGGCGTAATGCCTCGTCTACATTAATGTATTTCTGCAATACGTCTGGCCCTAATACCTGGCCGACAGTAGTAATAAAATCAACCAGCTTGTTGCGATCATCACCACGACCAATAGCTTCAAGGCCAGTAACTGGTTTAGGATTAACCAATGCCTTACCGCCCTCACCTTTAGGGAAAGCTGGTAGCTTGCGCTGCTTACGCATGACATGCATCAAGCGACGCACCAGTGGTAGCTGTAGCTCTTGAGTAAGGATTGAATACAAGCCACCAATACCAGCCTCTAGTTCTTGACTCATGTATCGGATCTCTTGTGCTGTTACCCGTTCACCTGGCCGTTGGATAGCAGTGTTCAACAAGAAAGCAAACTGCAACCGACCTTCAATGCGATCAATCACACTGTTAGCAATGCTTAGGTCTTGTGACTTTTGGCTTTGGATAACAGTTACATCAGCTGCATTACCTTGAATGATTGATCCGTTAGCAGCATTAGCCAAGGTGCGTGGTCGAGTGGTGCCATTGGGATTAACAAGAAACAAAATCTTGGCTGCTGCTGCACTGCCTTCCAGCACTGCTTGGTATAAAGCTTCAAGGGCTAGCAGGTCACCGTAGTATTCCTCGACATAACCACGGCCATACTCCTCGCCATCTACCCGGTTAAACCGCAGTGGTATCCACGGCGATACATCGGTATCACACATGCCATGGGTGCCTGGGATTTCCTTGCCTTTTGCTTCTTGATACCAATGCACTTTGTCGTTTTCATATTCGATATGGGTGTATAGCTTCAGTGTCTTCTGGCTGCTGTATCCCTCGCTGTCATCGTCATCAGCGTTTGCTGCCTCTAAAAAATCTGCAGGTAATACTTCAGGGTAGACCTCTTCTTCCACCACAATTTCTATGACATGACCCATCGGATCACGACACAGCGCATAACGGTTTAAGTGGATAACACGGAATCCTTCCTCTGCTACGTACAACAGAACATTGCCACCAACCAATAGATGTTTGAATGCTTCGTGCATAGAAGCCCGGCCATTAGCCGTCTCCATTGCAGTCATCACTGCATGTTCAACATTTACTAGGGCGCTATCAAATTCAGCCTTGATCTCAGGGCCACCTTCAGTAGCCCGTAACACCAGGTCGTCAATCTCTAACTTGAAGAACGCTGAGTTAGGCGGGAACAGGGTGATCAGTAACTTACTGGCCAAGTAGTTAACGCCTCTTGCCCCAAGAGATTGGTATGGGGTCTTGAGTGTGCCGCGATCCTTCTCCCCTGCGTCAGGTATCAGGGTTGGGATGGTGACTTTACTGCAATCCCTAGCCCTTTGTAGGTACGCATCACGGCTAGTGACCAGGCGTTGATACCTGGCTGCAGCTGTAAGCCCCTCCTCGTCATCGCTATAGGGTTTCGGCTGGCGATCTACGTTGCTAGTCAGCTTAAGATCCATCAGACATTAGGGATAGATAGGCCACCAGTACCACCAGCCATATCAGTGCGTAACTTACGGCGGCCCGTGCCCTTACGAATGCTAGACGGGGTAGTAGCTTGAGCGTTTTCCAAAGCAGGTGCTGCTGTTGCTGCTGACTCAGCAGGTGGTGGTGGTGGTGGTGCTGTTTGAATTGCTAGCTGTTCTGCATACTGTTGATCCATCCGTTCTTGCTGCCGGTTTTGGGCAACGATGCGCTGGTTTTCACGTTCCATCTCAGCAGCTTGTTGATACAGCATTGCTTTTTTATCTGGCTTTGGAGCACCACCAAAACACATGGGTTAATCCGCAAGGTTGTCTTGTTGCTCAATGTAGATGGCCTGCAACATTCGCACAACCTGTCGTTGGCCAACGTTAAACCATATCTTACGCTCATCATCATCAAGACTAGGGCACCGCTCTGGTATCAAACGGTTCAGCATGACAATCAACGCTTCATCAATCGGTGGCCACAAGTGATCATCCATAGCTAATCATTTGATTTGGTTCCCATAGTCGCACAGCGTTAGTGTCCTCGTTGTAGTCACCATCACGTAGGATGCGAGCCAGCCTGGCATTAAGCAAAGCATCAGCAAAACCAAGGCCAGCTTTCTTATAGGCCGCGATTACTAGCGCCCACATCTCAGGCAAACTCTTAGCACCAGCTAATACCTTGGCTGCTGTCTTAGGGCCACAGCCTTTAATGCCAGGGTAGTTATCACTGACATCACCAGTCAGAGCTTGCAACATCCAGTTCATGTTGGCCTCTTGCTCAGTAGTAACGACCAGCTCGTCATCTACTAACAACCGACCAGGCACAGTGCGCATATCTTTATCAATGGCCACCATGATGGGGTCTGGGTACTGGCCGCCAGTCATTAGCAACCCCAGCACATCGTCACCCTCCAAGCCCGGCAGTGTTCTGGTGGTGTAGCGCGTATGTATCCATTCTCTTGTAACCTTAAGGGCCAGCGGCTTGCGCTTACCAACGCGATTAGCTTTGTAATCTTGATACAACTCAGACCTAAAGGATGGATAGTCCGATAGGCACATAACTATTTGATCATCACCCGTTAATTTTTTCCAACCATTTACCTTGCTGCCAATAAAATCCTGCACATCAACTGGTTCTGAATGCAAAGTATGAATCCATTCATCCCAACGAACTTCAGTTTCGCAAGCGCAACATGCTGCATAGAGCAGCCAATCAGCATCAATCAATAGAGTCATGGTTTCCTGTGGTGATGTAGGTAATAGATCCTTTAAGAGTAAAGGTGGATTGAGTCCGGCTTTCATTAAAGCCATGGCCAACAGCTTCAGCTGGGATCGGCACCTCTGCTGTGTACCAACGATGATCACATGCGGTACACACACGTCGTCTGATAATGGTGTTATCCATTGGGTCAGTACGAGTGTGAGAAGCGCGGACGTTTTTGTTGTCGCCGCAACTAGGGCATTGCATAATTACATTCCAAAGTAACGGGACATAGGGACAGTCAACCTGCCAGTAACCGAGTCATACAACAGCTTGTCACATGTACCGGTCTCACCACTAAAGCGATTCTTTAGTACACGCAACTGCAGTTCATTGCGTTCACTTATCTCCCCTTGCTGGTTACGTTCAGCGCCGATCACCATATCGCTGAGTTGCGCTATGGCATGGCTACCACGTAAGTGGCCAAGGCTAGTTTGCTGGCCCTCTTCATGGCCGCGACCTTCTGGTCGCTTGAGATGCGACACCAGCACAATGCCAATACCGCTCTGCTCTACCACCTGTCGTAACCGAGTGCAGGTCACATCAATGGCACGGCGTTCATCCAACTCAGTCAAACCACTAACCACAATGGTTAAGTGATCGAGGATTACAACGTCTGCTCCTTCACCATCAGCTAGGTATCGGATCTTATTGATTAAATGCTCAGGGTCCATGCTGCCAAAATGGTCATACAAATAGCAGCGACCACTGCCAAATAAATTATCAAAGCTATCTCTCATCTCTTCCTTGGTGGCAAGGGTTGGATCAAGGTGGATAGGTTTGTTTAGTTCAATACCAACCAGCCCCTGCATGGTGCGCCTGATTGATTCCTCTAGTGCTATGTAGCCCACCTTCATGCCGTTACGAAGGAAGTGGTGTGCCCACTCTCTACATATAGAACTCTTGCCGATGCCACTACCAGCGCAGAGGGTAACCATCTCACCTTTCCTAAAGCCACGGGTCATACGGTTTAGATCTGGCCATGGGTAACCACAAGCAGCACCAGCTTGTGGTTTGATCAGCTCCTCCCACATCTCAGACGCATTAACAATTCCATCAGGGCGAGATGGAGTTGCCTTCCATAGCAGGTCTCTGAGTAGGTCGCCCTCCCCATTGACCAACATTTCGTTGGCGTCCTTACGTGGCAAGTGACAAATAGCAGCCTTACCTAAGGGCAGGATTGTTAGTGCATCTGTTGCTGCCTTAGTACCAGGTTCATCACTGTCGAAACAAAGAACGATTCGGTTGAACTGGCTAAGCCAGCTGCTGTTAGCAGCCAAATATTTCTTGGCCGACTGTGCTCCATTTGGCAGTGAAACAACTGGAAACTTATTGCCTTGCACCTGGCTAACCGACATAGCGTCGATTTCGCCTTCGGTAATAACAACAAATAACTGGGCACCACCACCAATACCTTGGCGCCATAGGTGTTGACCCCATAGCTGGATATTGCTGGTGTCACCTAGCCATTGGAACCGTTTGTCTTTATCTCGTATGTGTTGGGCGCATACATTGCCCTGCTGGTTGCGGTACTCGGCTACCTGTACTGAT